CCGGCCCCCCCCTCGACCAAATAGGACAACCCGTAGGCTGGGAAAACGATGTGCGCGAAGAAATGCGTTACCGAGGCGCAGCCCAAACGATCCGCAATAACTATAAGTGGAAGGGACAAGGCGCCAATATCGCACAAGATCCAGAGACCAATGACGAACCAGAAGTTGCAGCACTGCGCGGCACCATTGGAGAGCCAGTAGATCTGTCGGAAGGATTGCCGCCTTGGATTAAAACCCCCGAGCAGTATGAAGAAGAACAATTGGAGAGAATCGAAAAGCTATTAGAGAAGAAGCGGGATCCCGATTATGATCTTCGTATTTATAGAGTAAGAATTGGTTGTGGTGTCATTGACGGTGTTGGCGGTACAGACTCTGAGATGATGACCGAGATCCGAGGGATCGAGGGCGTCTCTACAGTCAGACCACTGGCAGAAACAAAGCGAAAAATCAATCCAAATGAAACCTATACAGTTTTTGAGATTAAGTTTGAACTATTGGGCGCCCAAAATCGCATAAAATATAGAGATTATGTTTTAATCCCAGAGATGAGAAAAATTGAAGGCCTAAGAATTGTTGATTGGACAGCCATACACAAGATCAATGTTCAAGGGTCGATTCGAACGGTGCGCGAAGGTCTCGAAAAGCTTAATGAACAAGGCTTTGGAAGCGGTTTTGGTATGGGCTCCAACTTCGGAGGTCTTGCAGGAGGGTTGTCGAGCGTAAGATTTGATAAACGAGCACGGGTCACACCAACTCCTACGTTAGACAGCATTAAAGATGACTGGGTTGAAGGCGGCGTGCAGATTTATGATTTTCCAACAAATACAAATGATATGCAATATCATACAATGCTTCCGGTAAAAGAATTATGGCACCACCGGTCACGTATTCAGCGACACCCCAAAGATATCTATGATATTAAATATCAGCAATTCGATGCCGTATACCAACGCTTAAAAAGCGCCCTTAAAGATCCGGTCAAGTATCAAGAATTTATTAGAACCGGTGCCCATGGCCCGGTATATTTAGCAGTTGGACAAAACGGGAGAATAAGCATAACAGGCAATGAAGATTTAGTTTGGTTTGCCAAAAAATCCGGATTAAAAGAATTGCCCGTTTTCATAAGTTACCAGAGACAAGTATAGGGGAAAAGCACATATGCTTCGAAAAGCATTACAACATATGTTGCCAATTTTTTTTGGTCTTGCAACATTGGTAGTTATCATTTCCGGCGCATATATAAGTACTAAAAAATCGTTGACTTTTCCTTCTGAACAAGAAATAGATGCAATAGAAAATGTGGCAAAAATTTTGTCACCCGGGGAAAAAGCAGCAGTAATAAGATCTAGAGCAAGCGCCGTCCGTATTGTATCTGCGGATTTAACTGATGGTGGTATATCATCAATGAGCGGCACTTATATCACATATAACGGCCAATATTTTATTTTAACCGCCTCCCACGGCGTCTACAGTGCTTGTAGGTTTACGCAGATAATCGTTGGAGACGAAATTCATGAATGCAAAGAATACGTATTCCGCAATAAACAATCAGATTATATAATAATACGAATTGATGAAATAGTAGAACGCACACCGATACGTATTCCGCAAGATATTCCCCGTCGTAACGAATGGATAACAGAATTAGCAACGCAAAACAAAACTTATTATACTGGATTCCCTAATAACGGTGGTCCTTATACTTTCGAAGGTAAAATTGTTGCTTATAGTGAAAGTGAAGCGATTTTTATTGACTCATACGGATGGTCAGGATCTTCAGGTGCAGGAGTATTTTCGGCTGATGGAAACCTTATTGGCTGGGTAATGGCTCTTGAGGTTGGTGAAACATACTTTGGAAGACAAGTCTTAGAGAACTTTATGTGGGTTATCCCACTATTTAAAATAGATTGGCCTGCCGCTAACACATTTATGGATTAAAAAAAATGAACAGAAAGAAAAGAAAAGAGTGTTGTTATTCGGGGATCTTTAATAAAATAGATCATATTGAAAACAGAATAAACGAAATCAAAAACCAGCTTGCAAATCTTAAAGACGATCTTGTCGATCATAACGATGAAAAAATGGCAACCACTTTAATGGAAACTGAATTGCAAGGAGATGCTTGATGTATGAGGATAACGATACTGGCGATGTTGTCGAGTTAGCTACAGAGCCAGAAGATTTAAAGCCGAAAAAACCAAGTAATAGAGCGCCAGAAGGCATCCGAACTTTTACGGTTTGTCGTCGAAGCGACGAAACTGGCATTTCTGGCGAGGGGGTAGTAATTGAAGGAGCAACATTTGCGACAGGACACACTATTATCCATTGGCTTAGTCCGGCACCTCGCGGTAGTATTGCATTTTTTGATGCATTTGACGATTTCGTAAAAATTCACGTTACTTCACATCCAAAAAATGGCACAATCATTACATTTGAAGACGGCGAACAGACTATTTATGATGGAGAGAAAGACGAATGAGTTATAAATTTACTACCGGTAGTTTGCGGCAAGGTGACATCTATTATGAAGATGATCGCACTGGTGCCTCAACTTATATTGACTTCGGACAAGATTCAATAACCTTGCGCCCCAGCGGCGCTGCAATTCTTTTTGCTGAAGACGATGGCAGCCCTGGCGGAGGTAAAGTTGGAATAGGAACAACATCGCCCACATATACATTAGATGTGGCTGGTGATATTGGAATCGACTCATTATTACGGCATAATGATGATAGTAACACATATCTAAGATTTTTAAATGATGGGTTCGATGTCGTTGTCGGCGGCGTAAAGTCCATTAATTGTGACCCCAGCGCAACCCGAATCAACGCGCAAAACGCGGATCACGACTTCGTGGTGCAGACTTCTGGATCCCCTGGCCTGGAGGACGCGTTTTTCGTCGAGGGCTCTTCCGGGAAGGTGGGCATCGGCACTGATACTCCAACAGCGGTATTACATGTCTCTGGTAGTGACGCCGCGGCTTTATTCTCGGTACGCTCAGACAGTAACATTGATCTTTTAGTGGTAACTGGATCTGGAAAGGTTGGGATCGGAACACCAGATCCTCAAACTACCCTGCACGTTAAAAGCGATCCGGGGCAATTTCGCGTCGAAGATACAACGGTGGATTATGCCTATACCATCGACTGTGATGGCGCCCAAGTCGTCACACACTTTGGTGATCTGACCGATGGCGAAAGTGGTAAAGATGCTTTTATGAGCTTTGGAGCATACGGCGGCATTAACCGATTGGACACAGCCTCGCGCGATTTCCATCTCTATGGGACCAGGACCACCGTTGGATTCTACTTTGACGAAAGCTCGGGATCGTTTGGCTTTGGCACGACTACTCCGGGTTCCACATTAGACATCAGCGGGTCTGTATCGTTTAATGTTACCGTTTTTACGGCCAATGCCACTTTAGATGGAACTCATCACGTTGCAGTGGCCGATTGCAATGCAGCCGCCGTCACCCTAACTCTTCCAGAGGCCACCGCTGCTATCACGGGGCGCCAATATATTATTAAACGTGCTGATTCGAGCAACAGTGATGTCAATGCTTGCGCAATTGCGCCAGCCGGAGGGGATGCTATTGACGGAGGAGGGAGCCTAACTAGTATTGAGGATGGAACATCTCATACTTTAATATGTATTGGAAATAGCGGTTGGATCATCGTAGATAAGTATGTGGGCGGCGGTCCCCCATAGGAAAAGATAGACAATCGGCGCCCTTCTTATGCAGGGTGGATCTGCGCGGGTAGGCTGGGATCTGCGCCAAATTATGCCTCTTCTTTAATCTAAAACTATTTAATAGAAAGAGGATAAATATGTCTTTTAAGCGTTGGCAAGACTTCCTTACAGAGTCTCGGAAAAGAGGAAGTGGTCCTGGTCTAGAAAAATCCTTAAAATGGTTTTTAGATCACGGACCCCAAAAGAAAGGAGGGTATCCTAAGAAAAGGCGCCCCAATTTCAAGAAGAAGAAGTTTAATGATATTTCCGCCCCCCCCGGCGCACCGGGCGGATTAGAAGAAGAAGTAGAAGAGTCGAGCTTTGAAATGCAGCCGGACCTACAGCCAGAAATCTGGTATGATAGTAAGATGTGGCCCGAAGTCCAAGAACGACTGTTAGCTATTGTTCAGGACTTCATTGAGGGATTAGAAATTGAAGTACCTCTTGAAGATATACGGCTAACGGGTTCCCTTGCAAACTATAATTGGTCAAAGTATTCTGATGCCGATGTTCACATCATCGTAGACTTCGCAGAAATTGATGAGGATACCCAACTAGTCAAATCATTTTTTGACGCCGCTAGAGCCCGCTGGAACCTTATGCACACTATAGATATCTATGGGTTCGAGGTGGAACTGTATGTTGAAAACACGAGCGACGTCCATCACTCCTCGGGGCTCTATTCCCTTCTGGATAGTGAATGGGTCACGGAGCCCAGCCGCCGCGATGTGGAAATAGATTTTGCGACCGCCCGCAAAAAAAGTGATGATATCGAGACTCGAATTAATTTAATTGGACGCATGATTGATGCGGGAAAACTGAAGAGCAGCTTAAAGAGTATCGAGAAAGTTAAACAGAAGATTCGGCGCATGCGCCAAGCTGGGCTTAACAGTCCCCAAAAAGAATTTTCTCCCGAAAATATTGCATTTAAAATTTTACGACGAAACGATACATTGGCAAGATTAGCTGATATGAAATATAAGGCTTACGACACCGAAATGTCAATGGTGGAGGCAGCTAATGGAATTTCAAACGATTGAGGAACATTGTAGAGTATTTCCAGGGGAATATCTCTTACATAAACCTTCGCAGCAAATTGTGATGTGTGGTGCGTTTAAGAAACAGCACGGTACAATCAAAGCCTTAGCGAATGGAAAGCTAATGGAAGATAAAATTGAGAATTTTCAAAAGATTTTATTAAACAAAGAAGAACAGCGGAGCCCTCCTCGACGACGTTCATGTGGGGGGTGTAAAGGGCGATGAAGAATCCAATTGAAGCGGTGCGTCATTTTTGCGTTATTCAATTGGAATTATTAAAGACGCGGGAAATTAAGCTCCGGCATGAAATGCAAGACTGCGCTATTCAGCGGGAGTTTCTATCGCAAGTGCTTGAGGATTTGGGAGAGATAAATGAATTTGAAGGAGATATTGTTATAAACTTGCTAAATACTATAAGGAGTAATGAAAATGAGTAAAAATGCCTATTTGATCCCCTTGCGCCGTCCCCACGGTCCTTTGGCCGATATTGAAAAAAGAATGGAAGATTTTTGTTACAACTTATATTTCTCCTACGTGTTTGATATATCTGTGAAGGCACACCAACAACTCCAAGATGAATATATTGAAGCGTTCTTAGAACAAGACGAAGATCGCATGCATAAAATAAATAAAGAATTGACTGTAGTGGAGACTGCCTTTGAAGTCACAGCCAACATGATAGACGCAGTTGAGGAAGTATATTCTTGACAAAGATTTATTGTTATTGTTTGTTTGATGGTCGCGGCAATTTTCATGGAGTATATTCCTCCGTTACAGCAGTCCATCGCGATGCCTTAAAAATTTGTAATCGTGGTTCGCACCCTGTCCTTATGGAAACCTTGCGGGGTAAGGTTCCTCCGTCTGCTACCGCCTTGCGTAATGCTTTTAAAGGAGCCTTCGATGTGCAAGTGGTTTATTCTGGAGACTCTCTGCATGAGGCGAAGATTATAAAGACTAAACTAAAGGAGTGAAATGATCTATTTTGTATATGGTATAACTGACTGTCCCGCGTGTTTACGAGCATGCGCGGACTTGATGGAGGCTAGTTTAGAATATGTCTTTGTAGAAACTGATTTCGCCAAAAGTTACCGCACACATCTTAAAAAACAATATAAACATTCTACGTTTCCCATCATTGTGCGCCGCACTCTCGAAGAAGACGGGCCCGAAACCTTAATAATTGGTGGCTATGATGAGCTACTGCGCCACCTAAGCTCGAAACGGTAATACATCGCCTACTTACCATATGGCCCTTAAACGCGGAGACTTGGTAAGATGGGTAACAGATTGGGGAATATATGCAGCATCAGCCGATGGGCATGTAGAACGAGAGTTTCCGCAATATGCATATGGGATTATTATGGAAGTCTCTTCCAAAGATCCTGCGGCTGTTGTAGTTTATTGTTACGATTCTAAGCACGAATTTGCCGAACAAGATACTTGGGTCATTTTGCACCTGATTCACGACGAGTTTGAACTTGTGAGTGCGGGGTAACATGAGTGTGCCCTTCAAAACGAAATTATCAGATTGGCGATTTAGTCAAATGCATCTATGATCTTTTTGATCATTATGAATATTTTTGGGATCAAGTGCCTATCGGCGGATACCCCTTTTACGGAATAATTGTGGATATTCATGATAGTGTCATTAACGAAGAAAAGTATGGATATGATAAACTTTATATCGTGCGCTGTTTTGATGGGCACGAGAGATTTTTTGCTTATTGGGAAATGCGCTTAGTCTCCACATCTTCTTGACAACTTTCTGATTGACAGTGGCACGAGAAGGTGCTATATTAGATACATGGCCGAGTGGTGGAATAGGTAGACACATCGGACTTAAAATCCGCTGATCGTATGATCGTGGGGGTTCAAGTCCCCCCTCGGCTACCATTTACAACTTTTTAACAACTTTTTACTT